AAAAAGACAATATATTAGAAGTTCGTTGGATGGTCAATAATGTTTGCAACTATAATTGCAGGTACTGTTGGCCGGGTAGCCACGATGGCAGTTTTAAAAGTCCTGGAAACATTGATCAAATTATTGATAATTTTGATCACATGTTTACATATTATAAAACACACTTAAATAAGACACGTTTCCATTTAAAAGTCGGGGGAGGCGAACCTACACTTTGGAAAGACTTAGGATACTTTATCGAACAACTTAAAAAAAGACACAACATATATTTTACAGTAATTTCAAATGGGTCACGTACACTACGTTGGTGGAAAGAATACGGACATTTAATAGACAATGCTACACTAAGTTATCACGTAGCAGAAGCAAATCCAGATCACATGATAGCTGTAGCAGATACGCTTTATGAATTAGGTAAGAAGACCAGCGTCAAAGTATTAATGGATCCTAACCTGTGGGATGAAAGTGTTCGTGTGTTAGAGTATATGAAGACCAGCAAACACAGTTGGTTTTTAACTGCGACTGAAGTTATTGAACCCGAGCATGTTGCATCAAATGTGATTGAAATTGTGGACGAAAATAAAAAACGTTACACACCAGAACAACGTAGTTATTTTAAAAATGCTTTAAAACGTATGCCTGGTTGGACATGGATATTCAAAAATATTAAATTATTGATAGGTGGTGAAATAAAATTGTTTGAAAGTACCGCTTATTTAGACAACGGCACTACTATTAAAGCTAGGCCAGAAACTTATATTTTGAACGGATGGAATAATTTTAAAGGATGGAGTTGTAATATTGGATTGGAAAGTGTCTACATACATTGGGACGGCGAAGTAGTAGGATCATGCCAGGAAACATTATATGGGTTGGATTATCGTTATAACATCTTAGACAGCAATTTTGTACAAAATTTTCACCCAGATTTAAAATCTATTGTGTGTAATCAAAATAATTGTTTCTGCGGAACAGAAACACATATATCAAAGTTTGATCTTAGTAAGCGGGATATCAGCGGCACAGGTACAGAAGTTTCGATCACAGATGACAGGGTTATCAGGCACCACTAGAGTTCCTTGATAAATGTTACCCAAACTACCGCCTACTCGGCACGTAGCACGATGTACTTCTCCATCCCAATTTATCATTAGGCTTTCTATACCTGCGTTACATGACCAGTCTTTGTATTTGTTAAAATGCAGTTTGATAATATCATTGGCATGCATTTTCTTATCATCATCTATAACACAGTTTGCTTCTACTGTAGCTTCATATTCTTTAACCCATTCTAAGTCTTCTGCATTGTATCGCATGTCATCGAACAAATCGTGATCACCTTGCGTCCAACGAACTCTACGAACAGCATGAGGGATATTACTTGCGGACAACGCACCTGCAATGTATCTAGTACGTTTCATATGGTCTTGATGTGCCATGACATGCACTAATATCTTTCCTGGGAATAGTTCTTTGGTGTTGACTATTGTATCTAATACACGTCTAACGTCATATTCCATGTGTACACTAAACACATATTGGTCAACACGTTGTTTACTATAAAATTCAAAGGGTAGCGTGCCGTTAGTTGTTACACTTATCCAACTGACTCCTTGATTCTTACAATAATTTATTAGCTCTTCAAATTTAGGATGTACAGTAGGCTCGCCACCTGTAAAACTTAAACGTACGGGTTTGTTTAATGCAACAAGTTTATCTACAGTTGTTTTAAGAATTTCAATATCAGTATGCGGACTTGAGTTATCATGAATACTACTAGGGCAATAGCTACAATCGAAATTACAACGTTTGCCCAAATTCCATTCTATTTTAATAGTGTTTGGATGGTGCTCGTATAAACTGGTAACCTTAAACATAATTCTTAAATTCCGGAGTTATGTCTATAAAACTTTGATTGCGTGTTACATCAAGTCTTTGATTAAAATCTATACAATCTTTCCACAAGTGACTTTCATCCTTTGCCATTAAAAAATTAATGTTGTCCTGTATTTGCCCTAGCGTATATTCCAACAGTCCGGGTGTTTCTTTTATTAGCTTAAAGTCTGCTACATGTTCTTTAATTGCCTGTAGTTTTGTAATAGCCAGTACTTGCAATTCTCTTGGCAATACTTGTGCAGATAATACATTGGGGTGTGTAACCCTATGAGTATGAAATATGATACCTAAGTCATCTAAAAAGTATTCTATTATTTTATCTAGCACAAGTACATTGCTAACTTGTACAGTACATGCACCCACTACTCTTGTAATATTTGAAATTTTCTTTATTTCTTTGACGTTAGATATAACTTCTTGCCAATCGCTGTTACCACGAATGTAATTGTAAACGTTGCCAATGCCGTCAAGAGAGACGTTAACGGCAACTGATCTAAAATAAGGCCAATAGTCATGAATTGTTCTTCCTTTATTAATTCCTAATGTTGTGCCATTAGTAGCATACTTTAGTTCTATTTGATGCCCGTAGGGTTTCAACATATCTAAAATTCTATAGTGCTGTGGATCCATTAACGGTTCCCCGCCTGCAAACTCTACTCTTCTAAAATAAGGTAATAATTTTTCTAAATTATTCCACCATTCAGGATTATCTTGAAATTTATCTAAATAGGGTTTGCGTTCTAAATCATGTTGCTCTACAATAGCATACATGATATTGTTTTCTTTTTTATAAAATTCTTTAATTTCTGCCCAATCGTTCCAAGCAGTACTGTCCATAGGATGACACATACGGCATTTAAGATTACAAAGATTGTTTAGTTTAAGTTCCATTGTAGGAATCTCAAAAGGCATAGAATAATCACTACGCATTTTTCCAACAGCATCAGGATACAGTTTAATACGTGCTTCTGGAATTTTTCCTCTCACATGACGTAACCGCAGACTTTCTACTCCTTGATCTTCTAGACTAAAACAAGGTTCGCATTCAGGAGGACGATAGCCCGTAAGTACTTGTTTACGAATACGTTTCATAGTATCGTTATTCCAAATTTCTTCAAGTGATTGTTCTTGTATAAATCCAACAGGGTGACTACGACAGCAGGCACAGATAGCTCCATCCTCTCTGGTGGCTAATCCTGTAAATGGATGCATACAAAATGTTGGAGGATTAATGCTCTGCGACATATCTTATTAAAGGGCTTACGCCCACAGGTTGATTATCTTTCAATGCTAGATAAATGCTTTTGGTTGGTGTTAAATTAAAATCTTTACAAATTTTATTATACACATCTCCGTACTTTTTCCATAAGTAATCTGGCTCTAGCTGTTTAATGAAATGTAAACCAATCATGGCAGGGGCACGAAGGTTCATACTAAAGTCGTTCATTATGGTAATAGCGTCTGGGGTTGTTTCTTTAGTCCAACGTAATCCAATTCTATTCCAACCTAGTCCTAGTCCTTTACTTAAACTTATAGCGACCGACTTAATTGCTGGATGAGATACATCAAAGTCAATTCCGCGACAGCAAGTATACCAAGCGCCGTCCACATGTACACTAATACCTTTGTCTCCCGCTTCATCTAATATCTCCTTCATGTTTGCGTGTACATCTCCTGTACTAGGAAATGGCATGGCTATAATAAGAGGAATACCTTCTTTTAACAATCCTACTTGTGTATCCCAATTGCCTAACCTGTGATGGTATCTGTAATCACCTTGCAGTATTTGAGGCTGGCATTGCATGTATATCGAATCAATAAATTGTGTACACCCATTAATAATATCTACTCGATTAAAATTATCTAAACCTGTTATATTATTAAGTTTGGATCTTAATACCCAATCAGTCATTTCTTTTTTAAATTGTGTATATAATAAATCGCTTACTTCGTATCCCCATCTGTGAGGTAACAGCTCCTCTATTAGGGTTTCAATATGCTTATCAGATAATGGCTGCGGTCTTTCAATTTCCAAATATTCTTCTGAGTATGCCGGAGCAATTTTAAAACGATTCATGAAATATTTATGTATGCACTTAATAAGGTTAAATATTTCATGGATAAAATATTTTGGTTACAGCCGGAGGATTCTCAGTTAGGCAAGTGGCAACGTCAATTGGAAGACGTTTCAAAAAGTCATAGTTTTTGTGTACTGCCCTGGATACATTTGGCAACTCGTCCGAATGGCGATATGCGTATATGCTGTGTTGCAAACGCATCGGGTGCGGATACAGGCGACTATACTGTTGGCTTAGTTAAGATGGAAGATGGCAAGCCTGCTAACTTTGCACACAATTTGCCAACTGAAGCGTTCAATAACGACTATATGAAATCAGTGCGTAAGACTATGTTGGAAGGAAAAATTCCCGCAAGTTGTACCAAATGTTTTAAAGAAGAACAACAAGGTATTGCCAGTAAACGTATTTGGGAAACAGGTACATGGTTTAAAGAAGGTATAGATATCCCAGAACTTATTGCTCAAACTAAAGAGGATGGATCAGTTCCTTATAAATTACAATACTTAGATTTAAGATTGGGACATACTTGTAACTTAAAGTGTGTCATGTGTAGTCCACACGATAGTAGTATGTGGGTACCCGAACATAAAAAAGTATTTCCAATTTTTGCCAGCTCCTTAATTAAAAAACAAATGAGTTGGGAGCAAACAGAGTTTAACAACACATGGCATGAAAATCCCAAGTTCTGGGAAGAAGTCTACGATCAAATTCCTAACATCAAACAACTGTACTTTGCTGGAGGCGAACCTTTACTGATTAAAGAGCATCGCAGATTCTTAGAAGAGATTGTTGCTAGGGGATATGCCAATAAAATTATCTTACGATACAACACAAACGGCACACTCATTAATCAAGATATTATCAACCTGTGGAGTAAGTTCCTTAAAGTTAAAGTTGGATTTAGTTTGGATGGTATGGAAACTCGTGGGCATTATATTCGCTATCCCTTAGACTGGGATACCATTGTGCAAAATTTGCACACGTTAGATAATGCTCCTGATAACATACAAACTAACATTGCACTTGCAGTACAGATACTAAACATCAAACACGTTCCTGATTTTATTAAATGGAAAGTTAAGAGTAACTTCAAAAAGATTAACATGGATACTAATGCGGCCGGACAAGTTATGGGAGGCGGACTAGTAGGTGTACACTTGTTATGGATTCCTACATGGTTAAGTCTGCGTGTACTTCCTAAAGAAGACAAAGCAGAAGTGCGTCAACTATTTGCGGATTTACAAGAATGGTTATGGAAGAACTATACACAGGACAAAGAATTTTGGGAAACTAATCCTTACGGATGGAAACGTTGGGAAGGTATATTAGATTGGATGGACGCAGAGGATCATACTAACTTGCTTCCTGACTTTAAAGAATATATAATGACATTAGATGCTCAACGTGGTACAGACTTTAAAGCCACGTTTCCAGAGCTAGGACATTTAATATGAAATACGATATGGTTACCAAACAACGCTGGAGATGTCCTGCTGGACTAATCGAGCAAGCTCTTGCTGAATACCCTATAACAGATGAGGTTGTTGTATTGAATAAACATAATGGCAATTTCTTTTATGATGCTTGGACTATTAAGGACGAGTATAAAGATACAGCATGGGAACGAATCTTAATGACTTTGCCTGCTCCTATAGGAGAAGCACGTATTATTACATTAAAGCCTGGGGAGAGTTATCAATCACACGCCGACATAGATAATCGTTGGCATTTGAATTTAACCGGCGAACAGTCATACCTTATTGATTTAGATAAGAAAGTTATGCACGAATGTGTTAGAGATAACTGTTGGGCTTATATGGATGCAAGTTGTCGACACGTTGCTTCTAATTTTGGAGCTAGATCTCGTTTACAACTTGTAGTAAGAGAACCATTACGTCGTAATATCCAACCTGTAGATTTAGTTTCTATAATGATTGGACCAGCTTATGAACAACATCAGTTTAGGTATAAATTTGATAACTTGGTCAGTCCTTTCTTAAATCATGCTGATAAAAATTATAAATTAGCAGACTTTGCTCATACTACATTTAGTTTGACGTTTAAATTAGAAAGAGAACTGCTTGATGAACTTAAACAGCTTCTTACCGCAGATTACAAATTAACTATTCTTTGAACAAGTATTAACACAAGTAAGACACTTTTTATCAGACCACAGGTCTGGTAAGTTGTTCCATAAATTATCTGTTAAGACTTCTGTAATAGGAGCATCGTATAAATTTGGAACTGTCAGTTTGTTAAGATGTTGTTTAGTTGTGTATATAGATATATTTCTAAGAGCATTGATGACTGTGATTTCAGTTAAAGGTTCTTCTACATAATCAGATCCTAAATAACTGCATGGAAACAAGTTACCTCTACAGTCTACAAATACTTCATTTAAGTTAACACATTTAGGATCAATAACAGATTTAGCTACTACATCATCTCGTACTGCACTATCTAATAATTTTTCTAAAGGTTCTGTTACTTTTGTATTTTTAGAAGGTTGTAAGTTATAGACAAACTTGTTATGACTATCAAAGACTGGAAAATTAACAACACTATAAAACCTAGTTGTGTGTCTAAACTGTACTTGCGATACTCCTATTCCTAATAAAAACTTTTCAAGTTCTTCTACATCATCCTCGTTGTGTGCAAACACAAGACTGTTTACATTTGCTTTACCGCCAGCCGCAACAAACGCTTTGATATTTTCTATAACTTTATCAAAATCTGTATTACGTCTATATAGCTCGTGTTTGCCTTTAAATCCGTCTACTGCAAAAGTAACTTCGTTTATATATTGTGCTAACTCTGCCCACCATTCAGGTTTACGTAAACTACCGTTGGTATGCATAGCCGAATACATATCAGGGTTTGACTCTTTGATATATTTGTAAATCTCAAGGCAATCTGTAGCAAATGCCGGATCACCGTAATTACCTGAACTATAAAAGTTAGTAAGTGTTTGTAAAAACTCTGGTGGGAACCATTGCTTAAAATCTTCAATACTAATTTCAGTATTTTTAATAAATGGACGAGTAGAGTACCCGTTATGATTGCGGGCACACATAGGACAAGCGGCCTGGCACTTGTCTGTTAGTTCTATATGTAGTCTTTTAACTTTATACAATCCAGTCTCCTGCTTGATGCCAGCTTGGTACAGTCAACTCCAATAAAGGAATTGGTTGCATATTTTGTTTAAAATTAGGAGCAAACGCAAATCCGGTTGCGGCTCTATCACAAAAGCAAACGTATGCGTTTGGTATATGGTTATTAATCTTTTCAAGGATTTGATTTTCTTTGTATAGTCTATACGTAAGAGGAGCAAACGCCATAGTGCCTTCATAGCAAAATATATTTGATAAATTTATCATTGTAGTTTGATTAGGATCTAAAAAACTTATATCAACAGTTTGTCCAAGTAAATCTAGTAATATAAATTCGTATGTAATATTAGGACGTTGTATTGAATGTTCTTTCCAATAGTCTAATGCACGTTGATTATAATCGTACAAAAATACTTTAACAGGATCTGTCATATGTAAATGATCAATCCACCATGTACCGCTAGCGGGTGTAACCAACTGAGTTATTGTTCCTTTTAATTCCAGAGATTCTTCTGGAATAAATTCATTGCTACTGGTATGCACAAAGGTACTAGAACAATAGTGTTGTCTATAGTATAACCATTCAGATTCTTTTAAAAAATCTTTGTAGCTTTCTGGATAATAATGTTTTTTATTTTTTCGAATTTCATTATTAAACACAAGGATAGGAATGTTGTTTTCAAGTGCAACTGAAATTATATGCCATCCATGTGTTTTATGATTATATTGCGATTCGGTATTTCCTGTGTTTATCCAAGTTGGTGTGTAATCATCGTGTATGTTTTGAAGACTACGTACAGGTTCCACTTGTATATGTTTACTACCAAGTTCTTGTTGTCCAACAGCTGGACATCCTAATCTTTTGTAGACATCTAAATTAATAATGTAGCATTGATGATGCAGTTCATAATATGCATCTCCTCTGTCCAATACATGCCCGGCAACTATAAATTCTGTTTTAACTAGTTCCTTAACATTATCAAAAAAACTTTCGCCGTTAATAAACTCTGTACCTGGTGAATACACAACGGCATATTTGTATCTAGATTGTACAGCATAATTTATTATTTTATCTTCATAATGGGATACTAGTACATCGAACCCTTTAGTTGTTATATTACTTATAGTGTAATCTGCAATATTTTTAATAACTTCTCTAATTGATAATGGATGATAGGTGTGGATGTTATCTACACAACAAAACACTATTTCATTATTATGTTTAGATTTAAATTTAGTTACGCTCATAACTTCTTACTAGTAATTCGCAAAACTCCTGTCTACGACTTCCTGTAATTCCATGTATAATTAAATGTGTTCTTGGAGTAGAACTATTGTTGATAACAGAATGATAGTTGCTAATATTAACTAAAATAACTTTCCCTTCTTTCCAAGGGACTGTGCCTTTATCTTTTAACGTCATATAACATTCTGCTGGATGTATAATAGCAATGTTTATAGGTAACAATATTTCCAACGGATCAAATGAAGAAGGCATACTGGTCAAATCAAAATCACAATGCGGAGCAATATTCCCTCCTGCACTAACTTCCATGAAGCGTACACGAGCTAATTTTTCAAAAGGAAATTTTTCACAAAACTCTTTTATACTAGGAGTTAACGGACTAATACTAGTCCACTGGTATTCTTCCTTATCAACATAGTGATCCCATGTTTTTGTTTTATCAACATCTATTCCATGTATACAACAACTACGCCATCCATTATGTGATTCTAAATCTGTGTCTCTGTGCGGAACTAGGTACTGAGAACAAGACTGTGCTTCTTTTTGCCACTCGGTAATATCAAATGTTAAATCTAATTCTATCCATGCAGAATTTAATAAGATCCATTGTGCTTGTTGATCAATAGTCAAACCATTAGGAATAGGTTGTTTGATCCAAGTTGCATCTTTATTATATTTGTAAAAATTTTGTGCGTTCATAGGAAATCAAACAGTTTTTTATATTCTGTTTTTCTAGTAGTATCATATAGCTCTAACACTCGTGTACGTTCAGCAACCACCGCATCGAAATCTTCTGCTTGGGCAAATAAAAACTTATCTATATTTTGCAAGTAGTTGACTACATTACTATTTTCTTTAAATATTTTGTAATCAAGTTGTAACATTGTTTTTACACGGCTGACAATTTGTTCTTTTAACTCTACTGGCAAGTATGCTATAGAAAAATAAACTGGGTCTGCAACAAAATTAAAACTGATAGGCAATTTATCTTTCAAATGAGCATAGCGTTCAAATTCTGCCATAATTGTTTCTATATCAAAAATATTAAAAATACTAAATGTTACTGAAATTTCAGTTTTAATAATATCGTTCTTTAATAAAGTTTCAAAGTTGTGTTTAAACTCGTAGAACTTTGCAGGGAATCTGATATAGTGAAATTTATCCGAGTCCACGTGATCAAAACTGCAAGTAAGATATACTGATTTAAATTGTTCTAATCTATCTATGAGTCCTTGCTCTACGCTAGATAAGTTTGTAATGATTTCAAGTTCAACTGATTTAGAATATCCTCGTTCGACTAGCTTATCTATAATCTCAAATGTAACAGGATTAATCAAAGGCTCTCCGCCCACTAATCTAATTTTATTTAAGTTTTTGAGAATAGGTTCTAAATTTTTAAAGATTATATCGCAATTATTTTTATCAAATCTGTACTGTTGTTTTTCGTTTTTAAATTCTACTTCAATCCATTCTAGCATACTGGGTAGTTGTATATCGTTGGCCTGCCATAGTTTTATTTCTGTTTCGTGCATTGAACTAGATAGCTGACAACACATGATACATTTTAAATTACACAGATTACCTAACTTAAAATCAAATAACTTGGGAGGCAATGAATAGCTTCCATCATCTGACATATGAGCAACCATGCTGTCTATGTTTACATTCCTATTTTCATTCTTACGCATCGAATATCCATTGTCTTTTTCCATGCGCCAACAAGAATCGCAATTAGGATTTTTAACGCCGTTGACTAAGTCTAATCTTAATTGTTTATAGTAGTCGCTATTCCAAACAACATCTGCCGAGTCTGTTTGAATATTTGGGCCAAACCCAAAACTATCACAGCACACTCGGTAATCTCCACTGTTTGTATTGCTCATCATAGTAAACGGCAGTACACAAATTGTATCTTTAGAATATATCATCAACTATTTATAGTGGGTGTTAACTGCCCGATAAATATTGCCTATGTGGACACATTACTATAAACTAGACGAATTTGGAAAACCCTGCCATGCTCAAATGAGTTACGAACCTTTGATTAATAAAGAACGTAACGTATTCTGCATGAATTTTGATCCTAATAATTCTTATCAAGATTACATAAACAAAGTCGGGTTTATTCCAGAAATAGTTCATGAGCTATTTGATCGTGAAGTTAAGTATCTTACCAAGTTTCAAAAATACAAATGGGCTCCTGAAGTATTAGATATAGAAGGTAACAAAATATACATTCGCTGGTATGACAACACATGTAATGATATAATTAATACTGGTAATACATTACCGCCTAATTGGAAAGATCAGCTAACACATATCATACATGATCAGTTAGATGAACATGTTTATAAAATAACACAATACCCACATTGCTTTTATGTAGACAACACCAGCACATTACACACATTTGATTTGCATGCCTGTTTTGATTTTGACGACTATATGATGCCCTGGAGCAAACTTAAAGGCATAATACACGGAAGTAGCGAAGGAAGAATTGCAGAAGTACAGTCTGCGGATATGGTTAATATGCAAGATATGTTTTTAAATAGTTTACGTACACATATCAAGTGGCCTGATAATTACCTAAATGAAATTTATAGATTATTATGATTAAATGGAAACCAATCGTCGATATGCTATTACTGCTTGACGGTGAGCATGTATCCTTAAAACATACCAACAACATACCTATTGGCAATCCGCATTTTGTTGAAATTATGAAACAATTAGAATCTGCCAAATATGATTTTAGTTCTGTAGATTGGATCGATTATTATCCTAGTGTACATTTCGATAACACCTGTGTCGATGAATTTAGTAAATTAGTAGACCATGAAATATGTAGAGCTTGGATTAGTCGTGTCGACCCAGGAAAAAATGCACCTTGGCATTGGGATGTAGACGACCGAGAAACAGAGTTTTTAAAATTAGGTAAGTTAAAGAGATGGACTTGTTTTATAACTGAACCCAAAGTTGGGCATAGTTTAATTATTGGCAATAAAGGATTTTACAATGAACCTGCTGGCACTATATATGAATGGCCTAATTACAGAGAATGGCATTGTGCCGCTAACTGTGGTATGGAGCCACAATTCTTATTTCATTTTTTAGGATTTAAATAATCCTGTGGTATATAGTTAAAAGAAGATCTATGTAACAGACGTTTGTCTATACTTTGAAATTCTAAACGTCTGTGAATTCCAAACACCATATCTGCAAGAACAATATCGCCATCTTGCCAATCATGCGAGTAAATATATTTGTCTTGTGTAATATGTTTTGCAAGTTTGTCAATGATAGGTTGGCTTTGTTCTTCAGTCATGCCTTTAAAATAAAACATTTGCAAATACGGAAAGAATATTCCTTTCCTACCTTGACGGTTTTCTCTTATAATACTAGGAGTGTATTCTTCGTTTATAAACTTACCAGGCATGTGTTCTAACGCAGGAGATAATCTTTCAGCGTCGTGACCAAACACTCCTTGTAAATCTTTAATTTCATCAAATAATTCTGGAGTCAAATCATCGTATGCTAGGAAGTTATTTGTCCATTGTGTTATAGAACCCGTAGTACCTTCTATCCCTCTCAAGTACACAATTAACTTACTTGCAGGACTTGCCGGGCCATTACAATGCCATTTTAATTCCGCCGGGTGCCCAAAGATTCCAGTCTTGCCATCTTTAACTATACGTCCGGTCACAGGAATTAATTTGCATTCACTATCAGGAATCACACACTTACCAATGGTTTCTGATTCGGGTGGTTTATCGTATGTTTCCACTTCGTGAAACAAGTTAATAAACTTTAGTTCATCTTTCATTGTAATGTTAGTTCTAGGGATCACTACCAGGGTGTTAGAATCAAGTAGTCGACAAATTTCATTTGCATCTTCTTGAGTTGGATTTATAAGATCAATTTCGTCAACTATTACAGTCCACCCATTTTCGTGTATATGATATTTCATTAATAATTTTCCAAGTTGTCAATGCCTAACTTTTTACGAAACTCTTCCGTAAACTTACCGTCAATTCGTAAACCATAGCTTTGTCGCATAATACGATCACCGCCGTGCCAATCTTGATCATTCCACCATGCGGCACGACAATTGATATAATGTTTGTTTTTAGTTTCTGGATCCCATAGATAAAAAGGTCTTTCTAAATTAGGACGAATATGAATAAACTCGTTGCGATGTGGACTATAACCTTTTGGTCCTTGTTCTCCGCTCAAATCTCTATGTTCCCAACTGATACCGTCGGCATCGCATACAAAAAATATTACACGGCCGATATGTTCAAAGATACCGTTGGTAATAGTTTGCTCTACCCATTTAACTACATTAGGGAAATACTTTGCTTCTTCTGTTAGTTTACGCGGTGCAGTCCTGTCATCCCAGGAACCTTCTTCCCACAAAAAATAGTAAGTGTAAGGATCGTATGCACCCATGGCAATTTTAAGATAACGAGTAAAGATGTTTCTTTGCTTGTATTTCTTAAAGTCTTTATAATATTCCATTCCTTTTAGTTTGATAGGATTATCATCTGGTAACGATAAAAATTCTTCCATAGCTTTGTAAATTGGTTTCCAATGCATGATATAACTCATGTCTGCAATATCAAAGCCTGGTTTCATCCAAGTGCCTTCTTTAGCAAACTCCATTGCGTCGGCAAAGCCTTCGTGTATTTCTTGTTGTAGTGCGTCAAACCCTTGCATGTCTAAATGTGACGACATATCAAAATAAGGAATATTATTAATGCCTTTAATCATAAATTTAATTCCTTTTTCATAGCATCTGTAAAATATCCGTCAACACGTAGTGACCAAGCGGGTGCAATATGTCTAACTGCCGAATGCCATTCTTTTGCATTAAACCAGCATGCCCATGAATTAGCAAAATACTTGTCTTTGTTATCAGCATCGAATACATAGAAAGGTCTACTAGTGTCAGAACGTAAATGTATAAAATGAGGTAATTGATCAATATCATCATGCACCTTATCTAACGGCAACCGCAAGTCACTGTCTGGTGCTAGGTCATAATGTTCTACAGTTCTTCCATCATGCTCAACGTAAAATATACATACCTGGAATATACTATCAAACATTGTTCCAATTAAAGAATTTGCCCATGCCATCACTGAAGGAAACTTTTCTGCAAGCTCGGGTAGTTTAGCATCGGGCATAGTTGTGCCGCCAAAGTTTTCATTTGTAGTTAAGTAAAAAACACGAAGTGGATCATACACTCCGTATTTTGATTTAAAAAATCTAATTAGTTTATTTCTAGAAGTTACGTTATCTAGATTATTGTGCCACTGCTTTGCTTTAGAGTCATCTGTAATATCTGGATCTTTCAAGAAATCCTTTAATCCGTCCGGAATAGTTTTCCAGTCTTGCGGATTAGTTGAGTTAGGATGATTTTCAATATCAATCCATATACCTTCAAATGCATCTAACTTGGTTTCTGCAAGCCCAGCTATAATTTCAGGTTCAAGTTTTTGAAACGCTTCTCTATCTAAGAAACGACTCATGTCTACTATTGGCTGACCGTTAATCCCTCGCATATATTTGTTTTGCCTTTTTAATAAAATCTTCTGGATACATATTACTAAAACAATCAAATGTAAGTTGTTGTATTACGTTTAACGGATATTTTGTATTCCAATCTAAATTAATAGAATCTGTATATTTTTTTAACTGTTCTTGTCTTTGTAAACTAATGTGACTTTGTACACTTGCAATGGATAAATCGGGTTCATTGCTACTGTAAGTAAAAAAATAGTTGATGCTTTTTAGTTTGCCATCTACAATAAAATAACTGCTTGGGTGCATACTGTACTTGTACCAGCCTCTGTCTTTGTGTGCTTGGATAATGGCTAGCATTTGATCCTGCCAGTCTGGTAGTATTTCATTAAACGAACAATTACGGTCTAAACTTTGTTGCCAAAAATCAACACCACCAATTTCTAAATAAATTTTACGTTCTGGAACATTTACTTCTTTAATTGCTGGAACCATGTCTGGATTATGCCAAGCCATGTTGCTAATGAAGTGCAATTCTCGATTCCATTTTTCATCCATTAGTTCTTGGTCAACTACTTGATTCTTACCCTGGTGATATTCGGAATCATTATGATACCACATACAAAATGTTTTACTATCACTACTAATTAAACTAGTATAGATTAAGTTATTTCTACAAGGTTCTTCACCTGGTACGCGATTGTAATAGTATTCAAACTGCATAAAATCTCCCTATAGCTCTATTTATTTTCTGCCCTTAACTCTACAACATAAATATTGTACTATGAAAATTACAAAAATACCCGGCTTAGGAAGATTCGGAATCTTTATCGATGATGTAGACTTTACTACAATGTCAGATGACCAGTGGTTAGAAATCGGACAACTGCATTTACAAAACTTAGTTACAATCATACGAGACTGTAACATGCCTTGGGAAACTCAACCAGACTGGTGTGAAAAGTTTGGTCCCAGACGCAGTGGAGTACGCTACCATATGGAAAAGAAGTATGGTCAACAATGGAATTGGTTATTCAAAGAAGCACAAGCAAATAATCCTATTATTAGTGAATTGGATCGAGAACGTATACAAGCTATTGCCAAAGTACAGTATCAAACTCCAGGCGGAAAAAGTTTCATGAAAGTGAGTGGAGCCAAGGATGAACACGGTAATGCACTTGGGATGTTTGCAGAAGGCGAATTACTATGGCATAGTAACGAATCGGGTACGCTGACATTTACTCCGGGCGTTGCATTGTTGGGTGTGCAGAACATGATAGGATCTGCTACAGGATTTATCACAACTACTGATTATTATGAAAATGTAAGCAATGCATTTCGTAGCGAATTAGATGAAATGATACTGTTACATAGATTTATCCCGGGTGCTATTAATCCAGGTCTACGTGCAGATCAAGATGAAATCATGCATGCCAATATGTGTCCAGAAGACGATACCGAAATACCAATGACCATTTTAAGTCCAGGTGGTATCAAAGGACTGCATTATAGTATTAATACTGCTTATAGTATTAAGGGCATGAGCAAAGAATCCAGCGATGAAATATTTGCTATGATTAACAAAGAATTATTTGTAGACAAATACATCTATGATCACTGGTATCAAAGTGATCACGACTTGTGTTTGTTTGACAACAGTATTACATTACACAGAAGATTAGGCGATATCAAAGAACGTGTGTGCCATCGTGTCCCACATGACTACACTAAATTACATAGCAACTTTTGGCAGCCTTATAGCCAACCAGATGTTGCTGATCAATTCGAAAAAGAAATTCTTTACTATGTTGATTTATGCAAGGTTAGAGGATACAGAATGCCTGACGGAAGTTTGTCTTGAATCCGTATGCCGTTGAAAATACATACCACGTAATTTATCACGAAACATGTGATGAGTTCGAACGTGTACGCAGTATCTGTTTAGAAGAGAATAATTGGTTACAGAAAAATTATACTCAAGAAAAATTAGTTATAGAAGATCATAGTGGTTATGTTGTAGTATATCAGAAAGAAACTAACAAACCTATTATCATGGCAGGTGCATATAATGGCATGTTTCCTTCTAACGTAGCTCGATTAGCCAACAGATTATATTTGTTTCCAGAATTTCGTTGCGGTAGACACAACATGATAGAATCTTACAAACTTCATCATGAACGTATAGTTAAGCCTTTAATGGCTATTAACGATTACAATCTGTATGTTATCACTATGCAAAATCGTACTCGTGGAAACAAGGGGTGGTGGAGTCGTTGGAAAAAAATGATGCAAGAATCCAGCAATAATATGTGGACTGAAGCAGATGGCTATTTGCAAACATGTCCATGGCTTGTTCAAAAGTGTTGTCAAAATTTTGTTTATACAGAATTAAAAAAAGGTACATTTAAAGAATGGAACCCAAAAATTATAACCGAGGCGGAATGGCAAGTATTGCCTGAAGGTACATGACATTAAACAAAAAGTTACGAACCTTACAATTTTTAAATCTTTTCTTATCTATCGTAGGATTGTGTTATTACGGGTTTGATTACTTGTTGTTGAGTTATCTAGTTTTTGTTTTGTTATGCCCTATTGGAATTAGTGCAGGGTTACATAGATACTTTACACACAAGTCTTATAAAACATCTAAGTTCTGGGAAAGAACTATGTTGCTGTTAAGTGTATATGCTACTGTAGGTAGCAGTATAGCTTGGGTCGGTGTTCACAGAGCACATCATACATTTACCGACAAACCCTACGACCCGCATAGTCCAGCTGATGGAGTATTCAAAGCATGGACTGGTATAGGGCATACTGAAACTAAGATCCCAGTTAGTTTTGTAAAAGATCTATTAAGAGATCCGTTACATAGATTTATACACGATAATTATTTTAAAATTTTATTGATTCCAGTAATTGCATTATTTCTGTATAGTCCAATGCTCGGAGTTTTTTTATATGCTATACCTGCAACTTTGGCGCTACAAACAACTAGCATAGTTAATGTACTAGGACACACACAAGGATATCGCAGTTACAATACTGACGATTGCAGTAGCAATAGTTGGATTGCTAACATTCTTAGTTTAGGAGAAGGATGGCATAATAACCATCATCATTATCCCAGCAATTTTAGTTTAACAGAACGTTGGTGGGAATGGGATTTAATTGGCGAGTTTATAGAGGCAATTCGCCTATAATCATATAGCGGGTATACATCTGTGTTTCTAACTCACCGGACCATATGACATCAAGTTTACTTTGTTCTTCAAAATGTTGTAAACTAGTAGAAGTTCTAATGTGTTCTGGTAACTCATAATTGTTGCCTTGCAACACAATCAAACTATCTTTTCTAAGACCCGACAACCATAGCTCGTAATCTTCTTGAGTGATATGTTCACAGCTAGTATTAATAACAACATCAGCCTCGCTAGGCACGTTTATCATATTAGCATGGATGAATTCAAACCTGCCCTGTATATGTTCAATCTTGTTCATCATCTCGGATATAGATTTACAGTTTATATCTAAATCTATATTGTTAATTTTTTCAACAGTCATTCCACTTTGAAATATCATACTGGCTAGAGTACCTACCCACCCTGCGTATATGTCAATATTAACAGGCTGATCAATTTCTAATTTCAAATGTTCTATCAGCCATTCTTTACTTTTAATTTGTCCGCGCCAAAACGCTTCTAAAGTTTGACTTGGATTGTCGCTATCTCTTATAGCACACATCCAATAATGTAAATGTTCTGTATCAATTAGCATTAAACTGTGTTCCTAACTTGTCGAACTTGCCGCATTGTTTGGCACATTCATAAACTGGGTCGTTAGCCCAGGTGTTTTCAATACGATTAAAATAACCCGAATTGAAAATGTCCTCTAAAGATTGTTCATGTAGATTAGGAAACTCTCCAATCTTGTCCATATAATCGATACGAGTATATTGTTTATGTAATTTTTCTTTAAAGTCCATCCAGCAACACGGACCGACATTACCAGACGCCGCAACATAAATTTGTTTGTATTTGACTGCCTTGCAAGTAATAACACAAGAACTTTTGTCTACCACTTGATCCATAGGCATATCTCTTGCATACTTTAAAACTTCTGGAAGTATTTCTTCAGTTTTGGTACTTGGCAATAAATGATACAATGTCTTGCCTGAATCATCTAATACTGGAAATTTAATATCAGTAAATCGAGTTGTGTGTTTTACTTGGAATAAATTAAATCCTAACTGGGCAGACAGACGGCGACATGCTTCTACTTGATGCTCATTGTGTTTGAACACCAGCATGTGCCAATCTGCATGGCCACCTGCTTGTATGAATGCAGTTGCATTTTTTATAATTCTGTTCCAATCTGTGTCTATTCTATAAAGAGAATGAGTGTCTTCTAATCCGTCAATACCAAATACTACTCTAATATCTAATTTAGCTAACTCTGCCCACCATTGAGTACTTCTAGCACTGCCGTTTGTATGCATACTCAAACGTATATTAGGATTAGTTGTTCTGAGGTACTGAAAGATTGCCAAACAATCTTCTGCAATGATAGGATCACCCAAGTTGCCGCACATGAATAAACTATCTAGTTGACAGATAAAATCTTTACTGAACCATTTTTTAAATGTATCTAAATCTATTTCCACTAATGTCATGAGCGGATTCAATGTGCCGCCGTTGATACGCCTTGGGCACATAGGGCAACGTGCTTGACATTTAGTAGTTACTTCTAAGTGTATATCTCGTATGTCTGTTAGTTTATACATTTTGGTATTTTGCTGTCTGCACTACTTACGCAACGAGGCGTTGAACATATACGAGGTGCGGAAAACAAAGTAAATTTTTCTATCGTACCTAATGGCTCATCCCGACAACTATAAGCTCTTTTAACTTCAGTACCTTTTATTATAACACTTTGATAGCCTGCATTGCAAGTCCAATTGGTAAAACTATTGAACCCTAATGCGTTGAATCGTTCTGCTTGATCTATAAAATAATTCTGATTACCATCGGTTAACCTGATTTGATATCCTTCCTGCTGTTCAAAGTCATTTTGCATTATAGTAAGCATATCAGGAGTATAGCCTTCTACAATAGCAGTAGCAGTATCATTGCTTTGTGGTTTGAGAGTTACGTTGATTCCACGAGCACGAAGGCGTTCACAGCGAGCCAATGTTTCATAAAACACACTGGGAACCATTACTTGATTAACTGTTACATGTACCTGTTCATACATTAACTGTAAACATTTGTCTCCAAACTCTTGCTCTCTAGCATGTTCTGCGTGAAAACTGGCAGTGATACTTCTTCGCTGTAGGCAGTCTGTAACATCGCTCCAATGCTTCCACCATTTTGATCCTGGACTTAAATTAGTTGTCATATGGATACTTTGGTACGGGCTTTCGGTTTCGTCCAAATGTTTGATCAAATTGAGCAAATCTCGATAAGCAGTCGGCTCACCTCCGCTGAAGCTCCAGTGGAATTCTTCAAATCCATTTATCCTAGCCTGGCGTTTGATTTCATCTATAACGGATTTATACACTTCTAAGGTTTGGTGATCCGGTTGATCGCTTCTAGCATAAGGCCAACAGTAGGAACATTTGTAGTTACAAAATCTACCCAGGATCCAACTAATGTTAAATAATGGACGATCCAACATAGATTGCTGTCCAAAACGTTGTATTTTTGCGAAAGGTATAGTTGAGAATTGCATTGACATTATTTACACATGGTGCTATAATTAATAGGCAGACGTGAGTGTAACTGGTAAACCTCCTCCTAGTAAGCTGACCCCCAGCTGAACGGAGGGCAAGGGTCTAGCTCTTAGAGCGACTTTGGAAGTTCGAATCTTCCCGTCTGTACCATTGTTAACTAATAGAAAGAAGTTTAAAATGAAAAAGATTGTAATTGCAACATTGATGTTTATTAGCACTAGTGTATTTGCGTACAACGATGATCCTGCAGAATTGTTTTCTACAGCTTCCAATGTCACCACTGAATCCAAAATCAAATGGGTATCGGTAAATGATGTTACGGCTCAATGCAATAGAGAACGTAGTGCCAAAGGACAAGCAGGATTCAATGCTAAATTAAAAGCCTGTAGTTTTTGGGACGACAATCACACATCCTGTACTATCATTACAGGTAAAAATGTTAACATGCATACCATTGGACATGAAATGCGTCATTGTTTTCAAGGCGATTGGCATCAGTGAGAAATTTAGAAGAAGAAATTTGGCGCGATGATGAGATCCTAAACAAGATCCGTACTCGCGACGACTATGCTCAAAATGTCTATGCGGCATTTTGTAATATGCGTTGGTGCCCTAGAGAACTAGTTCCAGCATTAAGACAAGATGACAAAAAAGACTTGTGGCATTGTAGTTGGAGAAGTGCTGGCGGCTTAGTTGCAGATTGGCAAGGTAAGGGCGGAGACTATATGGACTGGTACTGTTCCGGTATTAGAGGCGGTTTGAGTATCGACGGTAAAGAAGATGCCGAGTATTTTGAACGTACTAAGTATGTGTCCGAAGGTGTTATCACTGAAGAAGTTGAAAAAGACTTTAACCGTTTGGGCTGGTTTCCGGTTCCTTGGGACGATGACGAAGATTGAGAGTAAATAATACTATGACACATTGGACTGTAACTTTAGAAGAAACAGATGATGGAAGTGGGGATTTAATTTTGCCATTTCCTGAAGATTTTTTAAAGGCCGTTGGATGGCAAGAAGGAGATACACTTGAGTGGAAAGATAATGGAGACGGATCCTGGATCCTTGAAAAAGTAAAAGATGAGTAAAAAAGAAGATGTAATTGAATTAACTGGACTAGTCAAGGAAGTGTTGCCTGGTAACATGTTCAGAGTAGAAGTAAACAATATGCCCGAATTATTACTTTGCTATATGGGCGGCAAACTCAAACAACATAAAATTAGAATCATAGAAGGCGACAATGTTAAATTGGAAGTTAGCCCATATGATTTAACCAAAGGTCGTGTAACTTACCGACTTTGACACGTGCTTTATTGTATGCTATAATATTCACATATTAACTCGTACAGTGAGCGACATGGAACATAAAACTTTTCCTACACAGCAAGTATTAGAATTGGCCTGTGCCGCACAAAGAATTAACGGTGAGTACCTTAAAGTACCTGAGGCTGTTTATGCCAATGATGGAGTTTATATGTACACCAAACAGGCTAACAAAACTCTAATGCTTTATACACTGGATACCAGAATGGTTATCCCTGATACTAAAGTGCTCAAAATTGAATCTGAAGATATTACTCGAGCAGAAGAAATTCGTAGTTACTACAAAAGATTAATGTTTGCCGCAATCGACGGCGAGAACGAATTCCTTACAAAAATTAATTCCTTACTGAGCGGTGATACAGTTAAAGAAAATGAATTTGGTTGGATTGCTTGTCTGCCTAGTGTACAGGCCAAAGATAAGATGCACAATGAAGTTAAAAAGATTTCACGTCAAGTTGACGAAGGATTTTTAGGAAGTCCTGGAGATCGTTTGGCAGATTTAGATTGTGAAATTCTTGAGGTAATTAAATCAAAGAACTTTGACGGATGGAACATCTGTGCTATAATAAACAATAAAATGGCAAGTTGGATGAGTCAAACAGAACTGAAACGTGGACCATGCGTCATTGTCAAAGCAAAAGTAAAAGATAACAGCAAACACTGGAAACATGGAAACGATGAGACCAGACTTAACTATGTAAAGGCGGCACAATAATGGCGGGTACAGCGAAATCGGTTTACTTAACAATTACCAAAAAAAGTAGTTATAAGACAGAATTTACCAAAGTATTCTTTGATGCTAAAGCATACAATGAATATGTAAAGACAGATGAGTTCAAAGCCAAATGGCCTAAAGAAGAGTTTACTATTACCAAAGAGGTATACTAATGGGTAAGGCAAAACATAAACCCTATCAATGGATTGATGGTGAAACTGCTGATCGCATTACTAGTCTTAACTTAAAGGACTATCGTGCTTATCTTAAAAAAGAACTAAAACAGTGGAAGAAGAATCCTAAAACAGAATCTAACCCAGATGGCTATTGGTTGCATCCAGATGACATAGTAACTAATATGCGTACCATTGAAGCATTAGATTTAATTATCAGTCACTTTCCAGAAACATCGGATGAAATAAAATGAGCAGATACACTACAGTTTATAAAGAAGTCGAGATTGATGTTGACTTAGACGATTTCGATGATGAGGATATTTTAGAAGAAATGGAAAAACGTGGACTTGCAGTCGGAGCCAGTGGCGATGGTCGCGAACTGCTCACTGCCATTTGGCTCAAACGTAGACAAGGACAAGACTACCAAACAGAGTTGGATCAACTAATTTACAACGGATTGGGGAAAATTATATGAAACGAGAACTAGACGAATACCTATGTAAGGTATATCCAAAGATGATGGTTAATCGTGACAAGTCAATGCAGGAGACTTGTATGTGCTGGGGCTTTGAATGTGGAGATGGTTGGTTCCAGATTCTCAATCAGCTTATGGGTAATATTCAGCATCACATTGATTGGAAGATTAGACAACGTGAAGTCGCTATCAAATTTAATAAGATGGCTGAACAACTCAAAGCCGGTGACTCTACATTATTCGACGAGGATATGAAAGACATGCTAAATCGAGATTACGTAGAAAAACGTAAGCAAGAACTTATCAAAGATCCCCTGCGTGAAATTCCCGCAGAAGTTCCGCAAGTAACTCTGGATCAAGTTAAAGAAAAGTTTGGCACCCTACGCTTCTACTACACAGGCGGTGATGAATACATTCGCGGACTTGTTGACATGGCAGAATCAATGTCAGGCGTAACTTGCGAAGAATGTGGCAAGCCCGGAACACAGACCCCAGGTGGTTGGATCAAGACAGTGTGTGTAGAACATGGTGGTGTAGATTATGATACACCGAAAGATGAATTGGAAGAAACTAAATTACTCAAGGAAGGATTCGAGCAATGATTACTTTAAAAGAATGGATGGAACTTACTGACTATAAAATTACCGAAGGTAGTGATTATGGTTGGAATTGTTACGGTCCTTATAGTCATCAACTAGACAGTTGGAACGGTGTTCACGGCAAAGGTGGATATAGTTTTAGCATTGTGTTTAGTACTAAAAGCCAAAAGGTATACGAAGTAAGTGTATGCGACTATACAAATGATCGTGCTTATCGTATGATCAATCCCAAGTTTGTTGAAAAGCATCGTAAAGAATCCACCCGTCATTTGGTTAACCTAAATGAAGCATGGGATGACGTTGAGTATGTAGACTTGGAAGTCGACGACGACTTTATCCAAAAATGCCTAGCTATCAAAGCAGGGGAGGACTACAGCACTGATGTAAGTGTTCCTTTAAATTTACCAGACGATCTTTTAATGTTTGCATTCAAATCTGCACATGCTGAAAACATGACGTTCAACGACTGGATGAACAAAATGCTCAAATCATTTATTGACAAAGTTGAAAAAGGCGAGTATAATAAAGAAGACGTCCAGAAATGGAAAGATGAAACTTTACCAAAATTTCCTATAGAGGATTAAATGAGAATCAAACTAGTCAGTGATCTCCATTTGGAGTTCAGTGATATTAATATTCAGAACGACAACGACTATGACGTACTGATCCTTGGTGGTGATATTATGATCGCCCAGGATCTCCACGACCATCCTGAGCTCGTTAATACTAGTGATCAACGGGCTATTGCCAATGGTACCGGCTTGGGTCGTAGACAAGAACGTGCTCAAAGATTCCGTGACTTTTTGAAGCGTTGTAGTTTTCAGTTTCCGCATGTGATCTACATCATGGGTAATCACGAATTCTACAATGGTAAGTTCTATGCTGGTATCGATTATATGCGTGACGAAGTTGCCAAGTTTCCCAACATCTATATGTTAGAACAGGACACTAAAATCATCGATGATGTCGTGTTTGTAGGTGGTACACTTTGGACTGATATGAACCGGCGTGATCCGCTGACCATGCATGCTATTGAAGGTATGATGAACGATTTTCGTATCATTCGTAACGACTACAGAAGCTATGCTCCTATGAGTGCGTTGGATGTCGCTCACAGACACGATAAGACTCTTGCCTACATCAAGCTGATTGTCGAAGAACATAAGGACAAAAAGTGTGTTGTGGTCGGGCATCATAGTCCAAGTTTCCAAAGTGTACACGAACAGTATGCTCATGAGACACTCATGAACGGTGGCTATCATAGTGATCTAAGTGAGTTCATTTTGGATCACCCACAGGTCGTGTTGTGGACACATGGACATACACATTATCCTTTCGATTATAAGATTGGAGAGACTAGAATTGTTTGTAATCCACGTGGTTACGAAAACGATGGTTACAGCGAAGACACAGGTTGGAACCCTAATATTTTATTGGAGATTTAATATGGCAGAAGAAATTGTAACAACTACCGTAGCTGAAATGCTACGAGTAACTGGTAATAATACCAACGACTTTATGCAACAAGTTGCAGAGCATATTGAAAAATTAGAAGATGCAGTAAAACAATTACAGGCTCGTGTGCAAGAGCTAGAGGAAGGTGTTAAATGATTGATTGTCTAATAATGGGCGATAGTATTGCTGTAGGTACTGCCCAGGTACGCCCCGAGTGTGTATCATATGCTACAGGTGGACTTAATAGTTATCAATGGCTTAATAAGAATGTTGGCAAGAGTCCGTTTGAAGCCAAAACTGTAATTATTAGTCTTGGATCAAATGATCACAAATATATTAAGACTGAAGAGGAACTACGTACTATTCGTAGACTGACTAAAGCTGATAGAGTGTTTTGGATCATGCCTGCTGGTAATAATCCTAAAAGTGAAGTAAGTATCCAAGCAATTATGCAGACTGTTAGTATTGTTGCCAAGGAGTTTGGAGATACTGTAATTACCAATAATCAATTACAGCCAGACCATATCCACCCTAATGCACTTGGTTATAAAAGAATTGCAGAGCAAACAAAATGAAAATTGGACTTAGTTATAGTCGATGCGTTAGAGACATTGTCGATGGAGTAGTAGACATTGACGATGTTCTCATCATTATTAGCCGTACAGATTTTGATCCTAGAAATGATGTACAATGGGAGAGTATTTGGCAAGGATATCACGAGCCCTATGGTTTGAGTAATCCTGAATGGGTAGCTTATCAAGCTGAGGACGAAGACCGATTTCGAAGTGTTAGCATCGAATTACTAGAAACTGGTAAGCTACACCAGCCACGTCAATTTGGAGCACACCCTAGTCGCCGTCCAGAAATTTGGCTAGAAGCTGTATTACCCAATAGTGAATTGGAAAAGAATCCTACAGCCAAAAAGGCTTTTGAAAAGTTCAAAACTATAGCTGGACTTTCGAGCGTCGAATTAGATGACAAATACCGCTAACTCGTTTATAATACTCATATAGTAACTAAACGAAAGTTCAAAATGAAGTATGCATTATTGCTGTCAGCGTTATTGCTTACGGCTTGTGTAGACGAAGATAAGTCCCTAACTTACCAACAGTTGCGGGACTATCCTGTTGATTGCAGTTTGAAAGATCAACAGTTGCAACAACTTAAAACTATCCAAACAAAATTAAACTTTGATCAAGATCCTGACAAACTCAGCGAACCCGATCGTGTCTATAATAGTCGCTTAAAAGCCACAATTTGGTGGTATGCTTACAGTTGCGAGCAATCATGAAAAAAATACTATTCTTAATGCTTTTGGTGAGTCAGCTGGCAGTTGCCAACGAATGTAAAACTACCACAGTTACTATTGAGAAAGACGGCAAAGTCAGTAACGAAACTGCTACTATTTGTAAAGAAACTGGAGGAGTCGACCTACGAGTTAAAATCGGTGATACCATTTTGGAAAGCGAAGTCAACGAATCTGCTGTCAAAAAGTATTTTAAGTACAACGGACATAAATGTCGATTGTTTGAAGAATCTGGAGTAGTTGATAAAAAAATTAAAGACTATTTTGGTGTTATTTGTCAGGTAGATCCAAAAGATGAAAACAACTGGATCGTAGTTGACAAGTGGTAATTGTTATAGTATAATATAGACATGTTCAACAAACATAGAAAGGCAATAGTATGAAAGGCGTTATTTTAGGCATTGTTTTAACTTTGGCAGTTTTGTATCCTGCGGTTACTAAGAATTTGTTTGGTACTGCTGTAGATACTACTAATGCTATTGTTACAACTACATTGGAGAAAACAAAATGAAAACATTGTTTGCATTGATTTTAGTTTCGGCCCTTGCCGCTTGCTCGACTGTAGCAGGCATTGGTAAGGATATTCAATCGTCCGCAGAATGGACAAAAGAACAAATGGGTGGAAAATAATGAATTCATTTTTTAATCACGGAATGATGTATTTTTGGACTGACGTGTCTGTATTATTTGTGCTAGGTGGTATCTTATATGCAGTCTACGGATTTATTAAAGGCTTTATTGGCGGACTCCGCGGAAAGAATTAATATGAAAAAATCTTTACTACTAGTACCAATTGTTGCTATGCTGGCGGCTTGTGGTACAACTGATCCTTATCAAAAGCGAGCTGACAATGAACGTGAACGTCAAGAACGTTATGTCGAACGAGCTTTGAGTAAAGCACCAGACTGGATGACTAAACTACCTCTCAGTAATAGTGCAGTATTTGAATCTGGTACCGCTGTAAGCTCAGACTTCAGTATGAGTGATATCAAAGCCAAAGCAGATGCATTTGCAAAGATTTGTATGACCGCTGGTGGTACTGCTAACCAGCGTACTAAGATTTATCGTACAGACAGCGAAGTGACTAGTACAGAGCTTAGTGAATCAGCTATTCGCATGAGTTGTAAGGATGTAGACTTAACTGGTGTAGAAGTTCGTGAAGTCAAGCGTGTAGCAGAAGGTACACGGTTCCGTACTTATGTATTAGTGGCCTTGCCAACAGGTGATGCTAATATTTTGCGTAAGGCTAAAGAAGCCGCAAAACAACGCGAGTTCGCGGCAAGTCGCCAAGAACAAGCATTTAAAGAAATGAATTAAGGAAAAATATGTTCACAATCGTTGTTGGGGTATTATTTGGTATTGTAGTCTTAGTGGGCCTTGGCCTAGTTGATTATAACAACAAAACCAATTATGAAAACGCAGTTGCTTATGCCAAGCGTATCAAGGAAGATACAGACAGTATCAAAGCACATCCAAGTATGCTCAAACGTCTTTGGGTGTTGTCTTTGTTACCTGTAATCTTGTTTACAGCATTTGAGTCATTTACAATCGTACCAGCAGGTTACATTGGTGTACAGGTTACGCTAGGAACTGTTAATCCAGAAACACTGAGTGAAGGTTTGCATTTTGTAAACCCAATCAGTCAGGTTAAGGAAGTTGAAGTTCGTGTTGTAAAAGCGGACTTGAAAGGTGCTCAAGCAGGTACTAAAGACTTGCAGGTTGTGCATACAGACATCGTAGTTAACTATCGTATTGATGGTGCCAAGGCCGCTACTATGTACAAAGAGTTTGGTTTGGATTTAGAAAACAAGATCCTGTTGCCAGCTATTAACGAATCATTCAAAGCTACCACTGCCCACTATAACAGTGAAGAATTGGTAACCAAGCGTGATGAGGTAAGTGCGGCTATCCATACTGAACTACAGAATAAAGTAGGCAAGTACGGTTTGGATATCAGTGAAATCAGTTTGGTTAACTTTGGATTCAGTCAAGAATATCAAGCGGCTGTTGAACAGAAAGTTATTGCTACACAGAACAAGCAAAAGGCTGAACAAGACTTGGCTCGTATCAAAGTAGAAGCTGAACAACGTATTGCACAAGCGGATGGTGAAGCTAAGGCTATTGCTATCCAAGCACAGGCTATCCAATCTAACGGTGGCGTACAATATGTTCAGTTGCAGGCAATTGAAAAGTGGGACGGCAAGTTGCCTAGTACAATGGCAAGTGGCGCAGTTCCATTCTTGAACTTGGGCAAGTAATATGAAATTGTTTGACCGCACCGGAGGACATTGGCTCTTCTGGAGCGGTCTTCTTTATCTTAGTGTAACCGTATTGGTTGCTCTTAGTCCTTACAGAGACTATACTATGCTTGTAGAGTTGGTATGGCTTGTTATGGTAGCTTTACCGTTAGTATGTAATCCGCTGGCTCGCTGGCTTAACATGAGAGAGAATCATATGTTAGATAAATTATTTTTTAAGAAACCTAGTAACGTAGTTCCATTTCCTAAAGAGCCTGAACACGGTGGCGGAGATGGTGGCGGTTATACTCCCGAACCAAAGAAACCTGCCGTAACTTATTATAGTCTAGGAATGAACAGTGATAACAGGCTAGAGTTCAAAATGGGCTATAGTGCTATTACTATGAATCATGGCGGTATTACTAATTTGATTGAGCAGTTAAAGACTTTCCAAAAACAACTTGCTGAATATGAAGGCATAGAGGAAGAAGAAAATGCATGAATGGTTTATCCGCAACCAACCTAAGATTGCCATGTTCGTTGCCGGCTGGTGTTGTCTAGCGGCTATCGATTGTTTTTCAAAGGGAGACGATTTGTGGGCATTGGTTAATGCTGTCTTAGTTTATTTAAACATAAAGTTATCAACATGAAATTTAAAAAGAAACCAGTAGTAATTGAAGCAATTCAATTTGAATATAGTGAACGTGGCATCCATGAGCTTCAACAATTTTGCGGCAATTCCTTAGGCAAGTTTAGTAAAGAACGACACCCTACTGCCAAAGGTGAAGCAGAAATTGGCACACTAGAGGATGGTGTTCATTTAACCGTGAAACATATTGCCACAGAAGGTGACTGGATAATTAAAGGTGTACAAGGTGAGTTTTATGCCTGTAAGCCAGATATATTTGAAGCAACATACGAGGTAGCAGAATGAACCTATTTAGAGATCAAGAAAAATTTATGAAGGCCTGCGGGCAAACAGTTGACTCCTTTAATAAAGAGCAGTTTGGCCTTTACGTCAATTTAATTGAAGAAGAATTCAAAGAGCTCAAAGAAGCTATCAATAATAATGATATGGTAGAGACTCTTGATGCATTAGAAGACATTTTAGTTGTTACTATCGGTGCTATCCATAGTGCTGGCTTTGATGGCGAAGGTGGTTGGCGAGAAGTTATGGGTACCAACTTTGCTAAAATTGATAAAGAAACTGGACTTGTGCGTAAGCGTGAAGACGGTAAGGTATTAAAGCCAGTCGGGTGGGTTCCACCAAATTTAGAACCATTTACAAAGAAAAATGTATAAGTTAAGATATTATTCAACAACAGGCGATATGCTCGTTAAATATTTTGCAACAATTAACGAAGCATTGCATTATTCGGTATATAGTATACCGTTTCAAAGTTTTTATGGAATTGATAAAATAGAGGAAAACAATGCCTAATTTAGTACCGATGGTAATCGAGCAAGAAGCTCGAGGTGAACGCAGTTATGATATTTACAGTCGCTTACTCAAGGACCGTATCGTCATGTTGGACACAGATGTAAACGAGCATTCAGCTAGTTTGCTAGTTGCCCAACTATTGTTTTTAGAAAGTCAGGGTAATGAAGATATTACTTTCTTTATTAACAGTCCGGGCGGAGTGGTTACAGCTGGCATGGCTATCTATGACACTATGCAATTTATCAAACCTGATGTTGCAACAGTAGTCATGGGTCAGGCTTGCTCAATGGGTAGTTTACTCGCCACTGCTGGCGCACCAGGTAAAAGAAAAATGCTCCCAAACGCTCGTCACATGATTCACCAACCTTCGGGTGGTGCTGGCGGACAGGCTACAGACATGGAAATCCAAGTAAAAGAAATCCTAAAAATGAAGCAAAATCTTACCCAACTATATGTTAACCATAATAGTAAGGGCAGGACGTTTGATGAGTTTTATACAGCTATGGAACGGGATAACTTTATGAGTGCCCAAGAAGCACTAGATTTTGGATTGATTGACGAAATCGTGACAAAACGCCCATAAAGTGTGTATATAATTGGGTTTCATAGTATAGTATAAATAGCTATGTCTAGGAGTGTGCTATGGCCCAACTACCGTTTGATTGGTCTAAACTTGATAGAAGTTCTTTATACTCTATGTTCTACTCACTTAACAGTGAAATAGTAGGCAAAGATTTATCTCCCAGCCAAATTCAAAAGCGTATTAATAGGCATGTTAAGCATTACTTACCGATAAAACTTAAAAAGTGCATACATGCTCCGACCACAATGGGTTGTATTTTTTTGGGCGGAGTCTACTATAGTGGACTGGATAAAAAGGGTAAACCTGCAATAGAAGTTAATTTCAATTTTAATCCAGACCAGACCAAAATAAAACTTACCCAATATCGTTTCAAACGTATGGCTTTTCGTTTTGCCGATGTTGTTCTACACGAAGTTGTACACATGCGACAGTTTCGTGCTAGAAATTTTAAAACTATTCCTGGATACCAAAGTACAGCAGAATTAAACAAAACTCGTAAAGAACAGGAATACTATGGTGATACAGATGAAATGGGAGCTCATGCGTTCAATACTGCCTGTGAACTAATTGATCGTTTTGGATACGATCCTAACAATATTGGCAAATATTTAGATTCCGATATTTGCCGTAGACATAAAAACTCAACTTGGAATAGTTATTTAAAAGCATTTAACTACAACCACAATCATCCAATTATACGCAGAATGAAAAACTTAATTCTACGTAATTTAGAAAATGCCTACGAAGGCAAACCATTTAGAACTAACCTCTGGTTGACTTATTGATAATTACTCTGTATAATACAAACTTATACAAATAATTATTGGAGTCTTTATGAGTCGTTGTGCTAGTCATATTTGGGATTTGGAAAGTCATCCTAGTCGTCTAAACAAAGAAGCCATCATTGAAGCTATTGCCCTAGAAGGCAATAATGAATTTTTTGAAGGTTGCAGGCTTGCACTAGATCCAATGATTACTTTTGGACTTAAACAAATACCGGAGAAACAAGATGAAGATGGGCCTGGGTTACCTTGGGATAGTTTTACTCTCGCTCTTACTGGTTTCACTACTCGCAATGTCACCGGTAATACAGCAAGGACTATGATCGAAACTATGATGAAATCAGCCACCAAGAAAGAATGGAATGGCTGGTATCGTCGTATCCTTATTAAAGACTTACGCTGTGGCGTAAGCGAAAAGACTATCAACAAAGTAGTGGAAAAGAATTATCCTAACTACGCCATTCCTGTATTTGCTTGTCAACTTGCTCATGACAGTGCCAATCATGAAACCAAAGTTGCTGGTCTCAAAATGGTTGAAGTTAAATTAGACGGTGTTCGAGTTATTACAGTTGTGCGGGTAGATGGTCGGGTAGATATGTTTAGTCGCAATGGTAAAGAACTTGTAAATTTTCCACATATTGCAGAACAGATTAGTGCTGTAGTTAAAAAGAATCCTCCACCATTTGATTTGATTTTAGATGGTGAAATCATGTCTAGCAGTTTCCAAGACTTAATGAAACAAGTACATCGCAAGAGTGATGTACAGGCAAATGACGCCATATTATATTTGTTTGATTTTTGTCAACTGGCACACTTTGAAGCAGGTAGTAGTGATTATCCGCAGTATGTTCGTAGTAAAATGGTATCTACATGGGTAGACGAACATGAAGAAGAATTGCCCAATGTGAAATATGTAACATTCGAAGAAGTCAATTTGGACACGGATGATGGACAAAAACGATTTAAAGAAATTAATGCACAGGCTATTGCAGGTGGATATGAAGGTATTATGATTAAGGATCCGCATGCACCTTACGAATGCAAGCGAACAGTTAGTTGGTTAAAAATGAAACCATTCATTGAAGTCAGCCTGGCAGTAACCGCAGTAGAAGAAGGTACAGGTAAAAATGTAGGTAAATTAGGTGCATTTGTATGCGAAGGTGAGGATGATGGTAAACTTATTAAAGTCAACGTTGGCTCAGGATTCACTGATAATGACCGCGATTCTTTTTGGTCCGATCGTGGTAGCCTGCTTGGTAATATTGTTGAAGTTCGTGCTGATGCGGTTACTCAAAATCAAGACGGATCATACAGTCTAAGATTTCCACGTTTTAAAGGATTTAGAGGATTTACAGCTGGTGAAAAAATTTAACATGAATCGTTTTACAAAAATTTCGTGTGCTCTATTAGCCGTAGTAGTGGCAATTATATGTTGGCCTGAACCAGGTGAGGATGTCATTACTCGAAAATTCTGTGCGTACGGCGAAACTTATGTTGAATTTGAACACGGCGGTAAAATTTGGGGTACTACATTTTTAAATGAAAATGGTAAACCTCTTAGTTGTACAGAAGATGAAATTAAGGCGGAACCAGTAAATTCATGGAAGAGCACTATTTAAATTCCCAAAACAATTTTATCATGGGGTGGTATATTGACCCAACAGTATGCGATCGTCTTATAGAGTTGCATAAAACAAGTTCAAATTTAAGTCCAGGATTGTACGGTGCAAACAAAGAAGTTGACAAGTCTAAAAAAGATTCAATCGATTTAATGTTACCGCCGGGGCAAGTTCCGTATTATTATTTGAAGCATTTATTCAAATGTTTGAACGCATACTATCAAAAATATCCTCATTCTAAAATCGATGCGGTTGACATGATAGAGTCAACACAAGTACAATATTATGCTCCAGGCGGCGGTTTTAAAGCATGGCATTTAGAACGAGAAGGATTAGATTGGCCTATTGTAACAAGACATTTAGTCTTTATGACTTATTTGAATACAGTAGATGATGGAGGCGGTACAGAATTTTTGTATCAAGGAATGAAAATTAAGGCTGAAAAAGGATTAACACTTATTTGGCCACCTGATTGGACTTTTACTCACAGAGGTGAAACTAGTCCTACACAAGAAAAATATATTATAACTGGATGGTTTAACATGAAAACTTATCCTTTAGAAAGGAATAGAAATGCGTAATTATTGGTCATGTACAAAATTTGCAGATTGGGTTCGTGGCACTAAAAAACTAAGTGCCGCTACTAGTGAAGACTGGGACGAATGGCGTACCACTGCTAAAATGCGACATAACTTTCGCTACTGGGTCGCAGAAGAATTGCTTGACAATATTCAAGGATTCTTCCTTTACATACCGGAGAGACTAAATGACATCCGTTACTACATCAACAATCGTTGGGTTAGTAAGAGTCATGCTCTTACTGCCCACCCTCGTGATATCCGCCCTGGCCGTTGGAGTGACGTTGGTAATCGTTTTCTTCCATGTTTGTTTAACGAACTTGTGGACTTTGTTGAAATCGAACAAGCGTGGCATTATGTAATGTGGAACAGCGAAGAACAGAAGAA